ATGGATCTTGGGCAGGAATATTGTTGAGCAACGATTCGGCAAATTTGATTCTTTCATTGATCCCCAAAATTTGAGCATTCCCATCTTGAATAATTTTTGAAAGTCTTTTTTGTTTTGATGCATTAATGTCATTTAATATTTGGTCATCGCTAACTTGATAATTTAATTTAGAAGTTAAATCAGATTGGGCGTAATTATCCTTTGCTGAAAATACTAATTCGGACGGAACTTTTGACTGCCGATTGCTTGGGACCTTAATCTGCTGAAGAAAATTCTCAAGTGGAGGTATCTTTGCCTCAATTTCTCTTATTTTTGCTATTCTCTCCGGCGAAAGCCGCCCATTTTTAATGTATTCTTCGTCCTCATTTCTGCTAGCACCCATTTTTCTCCCAAATTCTTCAAAATGCTCTTGTGGAGGCAAATGGGGAGTATATGCTTTTGTATACCAAGTGGCATCTAGGTTTGTCTTGGCTGGGGCATTTTTAATATCCTCAATTTCATTTCTATATGAATTTACCTTATCTGCATAAGAATTTATTTTTTCATCACTTACGGCATAGAAGCCTCCAGTAATTTGTTTAATTTCTTCGGCTAAAAGAGATGTTAAGGCCATAACTATTTATTATACTTTTGGTGTTTTTGATGGCTGTAGATTTGTAAAGTATGGATCGTATGGGTCTTGCTGTTGGTTAAACGCCACATTCTGCTCTACCGATCCGTAGGGGCTGGTTCCATAAAGCTGTGCAAACTGCCTGGTCATTTGGTCGCCCAATCCTCGATTCAAAGCATACGCTTGTGGACTTTGTTCATATGCTCTGCGTAATCCTTCCAGCGTCCTTTGTGGACCATATTGACGTTCTAGCCGCAAAGCAGATTGCACGCCTGCCTGCTGATCTAATGCTGACATTTGGCGTTCTAGGGCGCGTTGTTGAGGCGTATATTGCGAACGCAGCCTGTTTTCAATAGCAGCCATCTCTGACAATTTACCGATGTAAGTGTCAACATTCATGCTATACGCCTCTGCACTAGCCCGCGCCGTCTCTCTTGGATCGGGCTGGGCGGGTGGTTGGGCAACGCGAGGTCCTGAACCCATGGTGTTAAACCCTCGCCTTTCGCATAAATTTCATATAATTGTAACTCCTTGGCTTACCAGAACGGTTAAACGTAATACGCTTACGCATGCCAAATCGCTCCCAAAGGAGCAGTAACAGGCACCTCAAGGAGATAGCACCCTTTGAGGATATCGTCAAGTCAACAAAAATATTGTCACCATTTTCCGAATGTACATAGTGGTCAGGCTTTTGCCCATCGTTTAGGCACCTGGCTAGCGCTAGCCCGGCAATCTCATCCCCATCCCTCACAATTCCTACTAGGCCCCGCATCTCAAACCAATTAAACCAATCAGCTAGGTTGTGCCACATTCCTTCCGGCACACCGGACGCCTCAATGTATTCTATAGCCGTCATATTACTTTCTGAATCTCGATCGTGTCCGGGTTGGCGGCTGCAATAATTTGACGAATTGCCATTTTGTTTGCGGTGCTTGAGATTTTCATATTCAACAGGCGCCACTTCTCGTACTTGCGAAGATCGCTTGCAATCCGCTTCTTTACTGAAGTCGGAAGGATCGCGGGAAGAACAAACGGAAGGGTAAGGACTGAACTTGCAATGTTTAGCCCGGACTGAACGCTAATATCTCCAGTGTCGACATCTCTCTGAATAAAGATATTGGCGTTGCTAGAGAAGGAGTCGTCAAAGATGACCTCGAAATGCGAGCCATATTTGGCAGCAAACGTATCCCCAAAATTAAAATCTTTTGTGCGAACATAGGACTCGTAGTTTGTTCCGGCATCCTGGTAGTCTGCCGAGACTGTTCCGGCCGGGGACTTGTAGCCAGCATACTGTTCAATAACTCCGTTTACCTTCTTGAACATTGCCCTGGTTCCAGCCTGGTTGAAATTCGTAAGAGTAAACTGCATTATCCTCGGGCTCCAAGTGCCCTCAAATGCTCCGAGCACAGTATTGTAAACTATAAGAGTGTCGTTGGTATTGTTTGATCCTGTTGGAACTGCCAGAAAATATCTATTGTCGTAATAAATTGCCGTAGAAATCCTAATTGAGTCAGTATTTATGGTCTGGATGACGTCTTTGATAACTTCTGAGATTGGTACACCTACTGAGCTAAAGTCGTCTGCAACCGAGCGGACCAAGGATCGAATTCCGTTGTCAGACAAAAACAGGATATCGCTACTCACTTGGACTGCGGTCCCAGTCGCCACGCATCCAGTGTTGTTTGATATGATGGACACGACCCAATCGGCCGCCGTTGTGGCATCGCTTGGAATATCCACTTGGAAGACTCGACGTTTCTTAAATACGATGATTCTGTTTTTATAGTATGGGACGATTGCCGTGATTTGATCTCCATCGTCTCCGTTCACGACGATGCTGTTCGTGAGGTCCCACACCGCTGGGTCGAGTATGTCTGATGCGTAAAGCGTGTTCCTAGTATCTCCAGACCCAACCCCAAAAAGCCTGTTTTCGGTATTGATCAAAAGCCTAAGATTTTGAGGTGGCGGACTTACAGTTGCTGTTGCTGTCGCTCCAGATCCATTCCCAACAATCGTCACGGTTGGGGCTGCGGAATATCCAGATCCTCCCTCGACGACGGTCACGCCTGTGACGACGCCCCCTGCGACCTGAGTAATAAGCGTAGGGAATTGTCCTCCCCACTGCGGTCCTGTCACAATTGCCGTCGCGCTAGTATACCCGGTTCCACCGCTGGTTATCGTAATTGCTCTGACCTTTCCGGCCTGTCTTACCACAATATCTCCGTCCCAATAGTGCAGATCACCGTCAGCGTCGGCCAGGTACATCTTGTTATTGAATTGCGCCATGCTCACTTCGACGGCAGAACTAACAGAATAACCGCTAGCCCATTTTTGCGTACTCGTTCCAAACAGGCTTGTGTTTGCGATCCATGTTGAATCTGCCGGGTGTATTGTCGCGCTACCGTTTGAATTGATACTGTAGAATCTTCCGTTTGTCACGGTAAGCAGTTGCGACGTAGATCCTGTTTCGTAGTACCGCATCCCACCGATAGATCCTGTACCGCTAGTCGCCCCGGTGGCAAAGCTAGAAGTTCCGACCCTGGTCTCAAGATTTCCCTTTGGGGAAAGGGTCATATTGTACAACTGCTGGACTTGGTTTTCACCAAGCAGATCAGACTGCAGTCCGCTAGCCTGGCCCCCGGTAAAATTGCGAATTCCTTCGAAGGACAAGGCTTCGTCCAAATTGTCCTGGAAGTATGGCACGGACTAAACTCCTATGTCTGTGATGCTGTATTCGCCTAAACTTGACGGTGTGATGACCTTTATTCCTCCGACCTGGCTCATCTCGTACTGTGCCATCTGCGCCAAGTCAGCATTTGCGGTCGATACCACTGCCTGGGCCTTGGCGTACTGACGCTCACGCTCGAGAGCGTCGGCATGAGTAAGCGCCAAGACAACGTGCTGGACGTGGGGGAGGCGCAACTCGTCGTTAAGTGCCGATCCGCTCGGAGGAAACTCAACAATATTATTCTGCCTTGTAACGCATGTAACTTTTTCTATCACCTTCAATGTGGTTGTGCTGGTTGTGTTGAGCAGTGGATATAGATCAATCTCGGCTGTCCCGGACGTGTTTCGGCCCTTGAAATAATACTGAGTTGGAGTCCCGGTTCTTTCAGAGTCAAGCAAGTCCGCGTCCTGACTAATAATCGTCTGAAGATCTACAGATAAAAGCTCACTGTCTCCATAAGCTACCGAAAGAGGGTTCTCTACAAGAGACCCAAGGGTAACCGTCCTGGTCGACGTCGAGACGGAGTATGTCGAGTTTGTGATGCTTTCTCGCCATGGGGCGAAGTTCCACACTCGTCGATAATTCAGCGATGCTGACTTTTGCAAGAAGGTAAGCGTGTCGGCATCGGTCTTGCCAACCTTCTCGCCAGCGTATTGGGCGATTTCAGTAAGGGTCATTTACTCTTGGCTCGGAATAGAGCTAGAATCAATTTCGACTTCATTTTCGTCAAAGTATTTTACTTCGCCAGTTATGCAATTTGATTCAATTCTTGCTATCATGGATTACCCTTCGTACATAATGTTGATTGATCCAGCATCGAATGTGTCTGTTCCGTTGACAGTAGTAATTCGAACTCGGTCAAGAGTTCCGCCTAGTGCAATATTACCACCTCCAGTAGCGGAATATGAATCGTTTGTAAAACCAATAACAGAAGCGTGAACCCATGTATTCCCAGAGATATTCAAAAGTGTGAGCATGCCGCATGCCACGGATACGGCTGCTGGCGAGGGTGAAAAATTAAAGCCGTTTGTATTGTTTGCTCCATTTACTGCATTTGTACCGCCCTGGACTGTAACTCCGCTTGTGTAGCCATCTGTGACAAAACCAGAGGACGTTCCAACCCGCAACAAATTCGCCGAAGTTCCGCTTGCGCTTAGTCCAGAGATCGCAACAGTAATCCGCTTTGCCCAAGATGGAATGCCAGTAAAGTCAATAGCCGTTCCGCTTGTGGATGCTACAGCAGTTGCCCTTGTAAATGGTTGCGAAAGATTTGCTGGAGTTACTTTTGAAGTTCCGATTGTTCCTGTTCCTTGCGTAATCGTGAAGTCACCAGCTAGGGTGGTTGAAAGATTACCAATCGTTCCGGTTGTAGAATTAAATGTTCCAATCGTTCCGGAGGTAGCAATTACAGATGTAGAATTAAATGTTCCAATCGTTCCGGAGGTAGCAATTACAGATGTAGAATTTGTTGTTCCAGAAGATAGATTGGTGATTGTTCCAAGTGTTGAAGTTGTCGTACCAGCAGTAAGATTTGGAATCGTTCCAGTAGTGATAGTACCGGTTGTGCTGATCGTGCGATTCGCTGAAACTGTACCGACTGTTAGAACGTTTGACAGATTCGCATTTACATACGTTCCGCTTGTCAGCGCATCTTCAAATAAATTGTAAACCGTCGTCCGGTTCGCGGCTATTTGAGGACTTCCTATCGCTGACGAATTCGCAATAAGCAATAAATCCCCGGTACCTACAGACGTCCTCTCTTCCTGGGTCGAAATTAGCCCGGCATAAATGTTCGTGTCGTCAATAAGGTTGTGCAACCCAGCGGACGTGACCGTGCCGTTAGTTAAAAAATCAGTATTGCGATCTAGTATGTTTGCCATATTAAGTTGTGAACCTCATTGCGGTTGCGAAGATTGTTCCTGCTGGAATTGTCCCAGCAGTTGCGCCTTTGCTGTTAATTACATATCTTACAACGTTTGACGCTACCGGGAAAAAGCTGGTTTCGATCTGTGTTGTCCCTGTTGTCGATCCGAGCGAATTGATTGATCCGATAACTATGTCCCCCAACTCGGCTCCGGTGAGCAAGAATGTTCCGTTTGTCGTGTCTGGCGCACTGTGCGCCGCAACAACAGCGGAGCCAAAGGACGCAGTTGCGTAGGATACCTTTGTTATCGTGGGTCCTGTGGCGCCAATCTTTGCAGATCCGAGTGTGGCTATGCTTGTGACAGAAAGAGTGCCAATTGTTGATAAACCAACAGACTCAGTCCCAATCGTTGCCGTCCCGGTAGACATGGTGACGTGCGACCCAAATGTCGCCTGGCCGGATACAGAAAGAGTGCCAATCGTAGCCGTACCAGTTGAAGCTGTGATGTTTGTCCCAAAGGTAACAGCACCAGTAAGTGTTGATGCTCCATCGCACGCAAGCGTCCCGGTGCTCTTGACCCCTGTGGTGCATATCTGTAGGGCTGAAACTCCGGCCTCGTCTCCACTAGAAACGGCTCGCATGGTGCTGTCGACAATGTTGCTACCAAACGTCTTTAGGAGCTGGGTATAGCTTGTGCTAATTGTCTGTGTGCCAAGTGTTGCCATTAGTGGTTCATCCTGTTTTTAACTAGGTCCCAGGCAACGGAAAACAGCAGCCCGGCGACCCCAGCAATTGCAAAGGCCCTAGAACGGAGGTGTTCCAGGGCAGAAACTCTATTTACCACATCCGCGTAGTTTGACAAGCTGGTCTCGACCATTTTGTACAACTGGACCTGGCGCTCTTCCATCCGGGCCAGTTTGACCTCTATGCTCCATACCTGGTCTTCACTCATGGCTTAGTTGCCCCAAGGTCAGATGCAGCGCCCATGTCCGAGTAGACTGGTAAAGCATTGTTATCCTGCTTGCGTGGCGAGCAGGATGCGATGGCAAGGAAGAAAATGGATATGGCGAGAAAGTTCATTGTGTAAATTAAATAATAATTTTAAGAATAAGACAATGTTCCAGTTGGTGCTGGTTCTTCTGCCCCACCGATTATTGCCCAAGCAATTAAATTAGCAGATGAATATGTATTTTCTTCAAAAATGGTATCTTCTATCAACCATTGAGATCCATCCCAAAAAATTGTATTGACATCAGAGAAATAATGTCGCTTCCCATTAAAAAAAGCAATCCCATCCCAAACATAATTACCATTAGATGATCCTGTTCCAGCACCAGAAATAAGCACAGCCGTTGGTTGGGGTGCGGCTCCACCACCAACCTTGCGGATCGTCTGTACTCCTAGTCCTAGAGATAGTCTTGGCATAAAGTTAAGCGGCGGTGAGTGTTATCGTGCCAGTATAGCCACCATCGTTGCTATATCCAGAAACAGGAACTGTTGTTGTGTCTGCAGATACTACTGATCCAAGGATAAATCTATTATCATTATACCAAGTTATTTGCCATCCATTGCCACTCCCGTTAAATATTGGGCCATACCATATCGCCGCACCATCTTTATTAGTACCAAAATACCCTGAATTAAAAAATACTGCTCCAGTAGCTTCTCCATCAACGCCTCCTGCAGTTACATTGGTTGGATCTCCAGATTTTGTGTAAACTCCGTTCAAATCTACCCAACCAATAGTAAGCCCAGAAAGAACGATTGCGTTTGTTGTGGCTACGTTAATTCCACTAGGCGCAGCCCCGCCACCAACCTTGCGGATGTTTTGCACTCCTAGTCCTAGAGATAATCTTGGCATAAAATTACAATGCAATCACCCGCCAAGGGATAGAACCTTTGGCGGGTTGACTGCTAATAGGTAATTAGCCCTTGTAGGCAATCACTCGGCCAGTTCCAGCAGTAAAGCTGTTAAACTCACCGTAAATGATGTTGCCAGATCCAATTGTAATGCCAGTTAGAGTCCCATCATAGTTACCCGAAATGGCGCTGAATGTAGTATCGGCGAGCATTTGAATCGCCCAATAGCTACTTCCAGCCACACTTGTGGTGCCTACTGTAAAACCATTTCTGGCCCCAAACCTATCTGTATCGGCAGACATTAGCTGTAAACCGGGATCTTGTACGAAGTGCCGTTTAGCTTGATGGTAATTCCGAGAGTAGATGTTCCGGATACGAACGTGCCAGTCGTGGCAGTCGTTGTGAACTCCATCGCGGTGGATTCCAGCCCAGAATTAATCCGAACAGGCTTGCCTTTTGCTTTCAATTCGCGGCGAATATTAATTTGACTCATGGATCTAATTTCCTATGTTTTGCCCAAACTTGTTTGATTGTATCGGCTTTATGTCTTGGGCGGAACCTTGAGCCGAGTTTCTGTTCTAGTGCGTGATAACCTTTAAGAATGTTGCGACCGTCCATGGCCGCTGGGTGGTATGCTGGTTCTGAACCACAGTTAACAAGTCTGAAGCTGGAGGGAAAGTTGCGTCGTTTTAGTTTACTTGGGACATTGTCCCTTTCATCTACCGGACGCTCGAGCGTTACAACGCCCCCGGTGTCCCTGTTTTCGTACTCGTAAAGTGGCATCAGTCTTCCATCATTTCCCCACCGTCCATCTTGACGGCTTCATTCCTGAGACGTTCGCCCTCGGTTTCGGCTTCTGGAGATTCTTTTTCAATCTCTCCTTCCGCCTCGCTTACGCGAACCATGGCAACGCCTTCTTTGATTTCAACAACTTCTCCGGTCAATTCAACCATATCGCCAACCATAGGCTCGGCCTGTTCGGTCTCTTGCGAAATGGTTAGATTTTCGATCGGAATGCTTACAGTGTTAGCCATTTTTGACCCCTTCTTTTTAGGCTCGGACCCGGGGAGGTTTTTGCCTCCCCGAGTCTTTGCCGAGGGCCCGATCATTAATACGATCGCGCCCATTTAATTAGCTGACTTCAGAACGGCTAAACACGACTCGGTAGAACGCTCCGTTCAACTGAATCGCGGTGTAGTACGTTTTGACAGCGACCGAGGTTACCAAATCCAGAGGGTCGGACTTGTCCGGACCTTCTGCAATTAGGACCTTG